TGGCAAACACGCCGACCAGGGGCAATAGGTCGATATCACGTTAGCTAACCAGTTCAGACTGCATACCTTGGGGTGGTATGGCTCCAAATATGGCGCTGACCTGCGGCTATACCACCCCGTTTTTTAGGATGGTCGCACTCAGCGACCTCCGGTCTTGCGTGTCGCGATTTGTGCAAGTCTGAGCAAACCGCTTTGACCTGCACAAATAGACCTAAATCACGCATAGCACACTAAACGCCCCAAAAAGCAACCGTTCTAGCAAACTCGGGAGGGTGACATGGCAGGACGTGGGCCGGCCCCCAAAGATCCCAGCCAATTACATCGCCGCAATGCACTGCCGCCTGTCACGGAGCTTGAAGTTGACGGCCAGCTTCGCGGCCCGGACCTTCCGGATAGGGATTGGCCTCAGGAAACCCGGGATTGGTGGGAGGGTTGGCGGACGAGCGCCCAGGCGGCGACGTTCATCAAAACCGACTGGAAGTTTCTGCTTGATACCGCGATGCTGCATGCGGAGTTTTGGCGTGGTCATTTTGAGTATGCGGCCGAGTTGCGTTTGCGGGCGGCGAAGTTCGGTGCCACTCCGGAGGACCGGATGCGGATGCGCCTGGAGGTGACGGATCCGAGTTTGCCGCCGAAGCGGGTTCGGCCGGCGCGGGATAACTCGAATCGTGAGGCTCGTCTGATGCGGGCGGTTGGTGAGTAGTTGTGGCTAGAACCCGGTCTTTGGGTTGGTATGCGATCGCCTGGATTGAGCATTTTCTGGTTCACGGGCCGGGGGATGTTCAGGGGAAGCGGATCGAGCTTGATGATGAGTTCGCTGCGTTCATTTTGAAGGCTTACGACGTTGATGAGGATGGTGCCCGGTTTGTTCGGCGGGCGTTCTTGTCTAGGGCGAAGGGCCGCAGCAAGTCGGGTGTTGCGGCGATGGTTGAGTGCTTTGAAGCGTTGGGTGAGTGCCGGTTTGATCATTGGGCGAAACGCGGCGAAACGTCGGATTGGGGTTACCGGTTCAGCCCGGGCGAACCGGTGGGGAAGCAGCTGGCTTATGTCGAGGTGATCAATGTTGCGACTGAGGAGCAGCAGGCCGGGAACACGTATGACGCGGTGTATTACATGTTGCATTCGAATACGTGCTCGAGCGAGTTGTTGGAGCGGTATGGAAAGATTGATGTCGGTTTGACCCGCACTTATCTGCCGGGTCGGCGGGGGTTTATTCAGCCTGTGTCGGCGTCGAATGAGTCGAATGACGGTGCGAAGTCGACTTTTATTGTTTCGGACGAAACCCATTTGTGGGTTCCGCCGGTGACGGGGGTTCACAAGTTGGGGCGGATGCATCAGACGATGTGCCGGAATTTGTTGAAGCGTGCGCAGGCGTCGGGGTGGATGTTGGAGACGTCGACGATGTATGCGAAGGGTGAGGGTTCGGTTGCGGAAGGTACCCACGCGTATGCGCGGTCGTTGAAGTCGGCTGGCCGGGAGTCGTCTTTGTTGTTTGATCATAAGCAGGCGGCTGAGCATTGGGATTTGAATCAGCGGGATCAGCGGGTTAAGGCGTTGAAAGAGGCGTATGGGCCGGCGGCCGCGTGGATGAATTTGGAGGCGATCGCGGATTATTGGGATGATCCGCAGGCGTCGGAGAATGAGTTCCGCCGGTTCTGGCTGAACCAACCTGTCCGTCTGAAAAACCCGCTCGCGATTGACCCGATGCAATGGCTGCTGCTGGAGGACCGCGAGCTCGAGCAACCCACCCGGGCGGCGTTGGTGGTTGCGGTGTCGGCGCATACGCGGGCCACTTCGGCGATTGGTGTTGCTTGGGAGGTTAAGGGCGGCCGTACCGGTGTGATGGTCGAGTCGCAGCGGGGGGTTAAGTGGGTGGCTGGCCGGGTTGAGCATTTGATGGCGAAGCACGACATTATTCAGGTTGGGTTGGCGACGGGTGAGGCGCGTCTGTTGCAGCCGGATTTGGTGCGTAAGGGGATCGAGTTTGAGCGTGACGGTCTGGGGCGCCGGTTGAATGAAACCGATATTACGGCGTCGTGCGGCGCGTTTCAGGAAGCGGTGAAATCGGCTTTGCTGGCGCATCTCGGCCAGAATGAGTTGAACGCCGGTATCAGTGGTGCGCGAACCAGGCCGATCGGTAAGGCGGAAACCTGGGATGCGGAAACCAGGCCTGAGGTGATCGCGGTTGCGGCGGCGTTTTATCAGTGGGGTTTGTTGGGTTTGGATACGTCGTATGCGGTGTTGGATTCGGTCTGCTGATGTGGCCGTTTAAATCGCGTCAGCCTGAAGAGCAGCGGAGTATTAACGGGGTTCCGTGGGGGAACTCGATGGCCGGCCCGGGGTGGGCTGCGGGTGGCAGTGTCGAGCAGACCGGTATGAATCAGGATCGGGCGTTGGCGTGTATCCCGGTGTGGGGTGCTATCCGGTTTTTGGCGGACAATATCGCGGCGATGGCCCCCGGCCTGGGCTTATACAAGCTCGGGTCTGGCGATATCGCGGTTCGGCAGCCGACACCGAGCCTGTTCGCGAACCCATCGATTCACGGCACCTTGTTCGACTGGTTGCATAAAGCGGTCATCAGCATGGGTTTGCAGGGCGACGGTATCGGCCTGATCACTCAGCGCGATTTCTATGGCTGGCCGACCGCGGTGGAGTGGTTGAACCCGATCAATGTGCAAACCTTGGACAGGGCGATCGAAGGGCCGGGGTCTTACATTGATCCGCGCTGGTATTGGTGGGGCCGGCCGATGGATCCGAGGGATTTGCTTCATATTCCGTGGTTTTGTTTGCCGTGGCGGGTTCGGGGTTTGACGCCGATCGGGGCGTATGCGCAGATGGCTGGTATTGGTTTGAGTGCGCAGTCGTATGCGTTGGGCTGGTTTGATAACGGTGGGGTGCCGCCGGGAACGTTCCGGAATACGGCGCAAAAAGTGTTGCCTGATGATGCTGATGAGATTATGGGCCGCCTGTCTCGGCGGTTGCGGACCCGGCAGCCTTTGGTGTACGGCTCGGATTGGGAATACACGGCAATAGCAATAAAGCCTAACGAAGCCCAGTTCTTGGAAACCACCCGGTTGACGGCGACGCAGATCGCGGTGATTTACGGGATTCCGCCCGAGCAAATCGGTGGCGAACTCGCGAACAATTTGACTTATTCCACTGTTGAGCAGAACACGCTCAATACTTTGACATATACGTTCCGTCCTTGGCTGACTAGGTTCGAATACGCGTTTTCTACGTGTTTTCCGCGCGGCTATTTCGTCCGGTTTAATACTGACGAGTTTTTGCGGGTGGATGCGAAGACGCGGGCTGAGATTGATGCGCTATCACTTGGGACTACGCAGTTGGGTTGGAAGGATCGTAATGAGGTGCGGGTTGGCTACAATTTGCCGCCGCAGAAAGACCCTGTTCCTGCGCAGCCGGCTACTCCTCAGGCGCCGCGTTCCCCGGAGCCCGCGCGCCGGCCGGCCGCTTCATCGAATGGCTCCGGTCCGACGCCGGGCTCGTCGGCGGCTAACGGTGTGCAAGGCGTATCGGGTGTCCGCATGATGCGCGACCGGGTACCGCAAAATGGTGCGCTGAAAGGAAAATGAGATGGCTGATCAGCTTGCGGACCGCTACCCGGATTCGGAGGGGCCGTTCGCCGGGCCTAATAACACGTTTCCGCTCAACACTGCTGGACGGGTGCGGAACGCGTGGGCGCGGATACATCAAGGCCCGACCATGGGAAACCATAGTGCCGCCGAAATTGCGGGCATCAAAACCAAAATCAAGGCTCGCGCAAAGGAGTTAGGAATTATGCTCGAAGATCAAACTGCCGGCGCGTCGCGGTCGCTGGGTATCGACAACCTGGAACAGCGCAACACCCTCGGAATAGTCGAGCTGCGGTCTATGGACAGAAGCAGCCGCGAAATCGGGGGTTTCGCCGCACTGTTCAATGTTGAATCCCGGCAGATGGGGCAACAACGCACCGGTGCCCCGTATGTGGAGATCCTCAACACGTCAGCGTTCAACAAGTCTCACGCTGATTGCTGGCCAGGGTTGGGCGGCGGTGTCGCCTGCCGCTACGAGCACGACAATTTTCACATGCTCGGCTCGACGAAGAGCGGCACGCTGCGGCTCGGTATCAGCGACATCGGCCTCGAGTATTCGGTGGATTGCCCCGAGACCCGGCAGGACGTGTTTGAGCTGATCGCCCGTGGTGATGTGACCCAGTCCAGTTTCGCGATGATCGTTGTCGCGGATGACTGGTCGACTAACGAAGCGGGTTATGCGCAGCGCAACGTCATCGAAACCAAGCTGATCGATGTGGCCCCGGTGATCACCCCCGCCTACGTTGACACCACTGTCGGGTTGCGGAGCCTCGCGAGGTTCAAGAACGTCCCGTTTGAGGATGTGTTGGCGAAAGCCGCGAAAGAGGAGCTGCGGAGTTTCTTTGTCCGCACCGATCTTGACGGGTCGGTGCATAAGCGCACCCGGTCGGGTCGTTCCGCGCGGAACTACATGTACGGGAAGCGTCCCGACGACCCATTCAGTCAAGCAGGATAAATCACCAAAAGTTTTCCGGGCTGGTTCCGGCCGCGCTACTTTGCACCCACCAGCCAGCCCGCGCGTGGATCGGCCACGCAACCCCTCATTTTGAGGCCGGCTCAGCCACCTCGCCCCAAAAAACCCTGAAAGGAATGTGCATCATGGCGAGCGAGCCTGTAACCGGCAACCCCACAATCAACAACCTGAGAGACAAACGGCTCAACTGTTGGAACCAAGCGACAGCGATCTCCGACCGCGCCTACAACGAAGACCGCGACCTGACCGCCGAGGAAAACCGCCAGTTCGACGAGTGGGACGCCGAAATGATGCGCCTCGACACCCGCATTCAGGCGTTGTGCGCGGGTGAGAAACGCGCCAAGGAAACCGAGGACGCGGTTTCGCAGATCACCCGGCGCCCGGTGGCGCAGGAGGTTGCGGTGCGCAGCGCCGCCGAAATGTACCAGCTGCCGCAGGTGGTGTCCTTCGAGGAGGAGACCGCGGAACTTCGCAAGTTCGTGCTCGGCGAAACCCGCACCTACCAGGTGGGCTGGCCGACCGCGATCGAGCGCCGAACGTTGTACGCATCGGGCACCAACCCGCCCATGCCGACGTCGTTCATCCACCAGCTTTACGTGTTCCTGATGGACACGTCGAGCATTCGGCAGGCCGGCGCCACCGTCATCTCCACCACCACGGGTGAGTCGGTGCTGGTGCCGCGGGCAACCGCCGAAGGCACAGTGACGTGGCTGACTGAGGCTAGCGCGATGGGCGGCACCGACGCCGCGTTCTCGAGCGTCAGCCTCGGAGCCCACAAACTCGGCAAGCTGATTCAGGTGTCGAAAGAGTTGGCGACCGATGTCGGTTTCGACCTGGTCGGCTATTTGGCGCAGTCAGCGGGCCGCAATATCGGGATCGCCACCAACTACGCCTACTGCTCGGGTGCGGCGGCCAGCCAGCCGTCAGGGTTCCTGGGTCAGGCGACCGGCAGCGGCGGGAACATCACCGGCGCCGCAGGTGCCGGCGGCCTGGTTGGTCTACCCACCGCAACAGCCGGCGAATACGGCACCGACTACCTGTTCGACCTGTATCACGGCATCATCCCCCAGTACCGCCCCCGAGCAAGCTGGATGGCCGCCGACGGCACCATCAAAGTGATACGAAGAATGAAAGACACCCTGGGCCGACCCATCTGGGAACCATCCCTACAGGCGGGGGTACCGGACACCTTGCTGGGTAAACCGGTGTACGCGAACCCGGGGATGCCCGCGTTCGGTGCATCGGCCACCCCGATTGCTTTCGGTGACTTCAGTGCATACTATGTGAGAGATGTTACTCCCCTTCGGTTCGAACGCTCTGACGAGTACGCGTTCAATACTGACCTGATTAGCTTCAGGGCCTTGATGCGTACCGATGGGATCTTGGTCGATCCGAAGGCAATTGTGCTCTACACTTGCCCAGCCACGTAGTATAGGCTCTGCAGCAGTCCTTTGCTCGGCCTAGGTCGTTGGTTTGGCCTTAGGCCGGGTGGATTGCTGAGGATAATGCAACGTAGCATAGTACGCTACACAGTGCGTTGATTGAGACCGGATCGTAGATACACACGATGTGTAATACG